CCTCCCTACACACCGTGTGTACCTCGTGAACCCCCCCCCTGAGCGTGGAGGCTCTCCTGAATGAACGCAGTTGACCCTCGGGAGGCGCACCGCACGCTCCTCCGCACCCAGATTGAAGCCGCAGGCAAGACCGATGAGGTCGCTCCGCAGCTTGTCGATCTCGCCGTTGAGACCTGGATCATGTGGCAAGAGGCGGCCAACCTGATCATGGCCGAAGGCGTGGTGCTCAAGACGAATGCCGGCTCAATGCCGCATCCAGCCGCCCAGATCGCGAGGCAATCGTGCGCAACGTACACCGCACTCCTGGGCAGGATGGGGATCTCGGCGAGCCCGAGCCAAGCGCGCTACAAGGTGAACAAGCCGACTCGGCTGGCGCCAGTGACGAGCATCTCGGAGCTCATGGCAAGAAAACCCGCAAGGGTCGCCCGCCCCTCGTAACGGACGGACCCCTCTTCGAGGAGTTCTGCCGCACCCACATCCGTCAGTCAATCGGGCAGTTCGCCAACCTCCCTCTCGTGCTTGAGCCGTTCCAGATGGACTTCGTCAACGAGCTGCTCAGCCGTGACCCCAAGACGGGGCTGCGGATCTATCAAGAGGCGGCCCTGCTCCTCCCCCGTAAGGCTGGCAAGTCCACCCTGATCGCCGCGCTGGCCGTTTACCAAACCCTGCGCGACGCTGGCAAGGAGCCCCAAACCATCGTTGCTGCGGCAAGCCGCGACCAGGCGGCGATCATCTTCCGGCAGATCAAGGCGTTCATCGCCTCGTCGGCAGAACTCTCCCGCCTGCTCACCGCGCGCCAGTACCAGATCGACGTGGCGGGTGGCGGCTTCATCCGCGTCGTCTCCTCGGACGGTCGCCTCCAACACGGTTCCAATCCGAGCATGGTGATCGTGGACGAGCTCTGGGCGCACCGCGACGACGGCGAACTCTACACCGCACTCACCTCAGGATCAGGCGCACGCGAGGAGCCGCTTGCGGTGGTCATCTCGACCCCCGGCTACGACCGCGAGCAGATCCTCGGGAAGATCTACCAGCGCGTCATTGAGACCGCGCCCGAGCAGGCGTTTGAGTCTGCACCCTACTTCCGACGAGTCGCCCGTGACCCCGCCAATGGCTTCCTCCTCTTCCACTACGGCGCCCCTGACGACGCCGATCCCGACGATCCTGAGGTGTGGCGCAAAGCCAACCCGGCGCCGTGGATCACCATCGACTACCTCCGCAAGCAGCGGCACAAGCCGTCCAGTCGCCTTGAAGAGTTCCGTCGCCTGCACCTTGCCCAGTGGGTGAACGCGGGCGAGGAGTCCTGGCTGCCGGGTGGATCGTGGCAAGAGTGCGCCGTGACGGGCGCAGAGCTTGACCCGAAACTCCCCGTGGCGGTCGGCATTGACGTCGGTATCACCTACGACAACAGCGCCATCGTCGTCGCCCAGAAACAGGGCGACCGTGTCGTCGTTGAGTCCAAGGTCTGGGGCAACCCATACCCGCAAGACTCCGCGCTCTACGACGCCTGGCGTGTGGACATTGAAGAGATCCGCGAGTACTTGCGCGAGCTACGACGCCGCTACCCGGAGCCCGCCGTGCGTGTGGATGGGCGCACCGTCGCCGGCCCTGCCTTCTGCTTTGACCCGTGGTCATTCCGCGAATCGGCGCAGATCCTTGAGTCCGAGGGGCTTGCCATGATTCAGGTCAACCAAACCGACGCGCGTATGGTTCCCGCGACCACCGACCTCTATCAGGCAATCACCTCCAAGCGCATCGCCTACGACCCAACCGAAAACCAAACCCTGACTGCGCACATCCTCGCCGCGGTCGCCGTACCGCGTGGAGAGTCCGGGTGGCGCATCCGCAAGCCGCGCGGAAATCGCACGGCAAAGATTGACGCCGCGATCGCGCTCATCCTTGCAGTCTCGCAAGCGCTCCAGCCGGCACCGAAGAAGAGCATCGGCGCCTTCCTGGCTTGACCCCCAACCCGCGCTCGTGATCGCCATCGGCGATGCGAACGCCTCACCCTGGAGACGCCTGACCAATGACGACCCCCAACTTTGCCGATCCGCGCAACGTCATCGACGGCGCTCGCAAGGACTCTCTCGCCACCTGGCAGGCATTCTTCGGGATGCTGGAGCAGTCCACCGACCGCTACACTACCCGCTCGGAGTGGGCGAAGGCGCCCGCCGACGAGGCCTTCGTGTACGCCGCGATCCGCATCCGCAGCCTCGCCGCTTCCAGCGCGCCGCTGCGCGTCTTCGTCAAGAGCGGTCAAGACCTGATTCCCGCCGAGGTCGCGAACGATCGCAACGCTTCAGAGCTGCAAGCGCTCCTTGACTTTGTCAATCCCGACACGATGAGCAGCGCCGACCTGAAGGCAACGCTGATCAGCAGCCTCTCCATCTACGGCGAGGCGTACCTCGTCAAGACCCGCGGACGCCTCGGTGGCAAGACGCAGGAGCTGCACTTCATCAACCCAGCAGCGGTGAGCCCCGTGATGGGCGACCACTGGATTGACGCCTACGAGTACCGCCCAACGGGAACCGCCATGATGGCGACTTACCTCCCAAAGGACGTCATCCCGTTCCGCGCACCCGGCAACTTTGTTGACCCAACGCGCGGACTCTCGCCACTCTCGGCGCTGCGCGACGAGATCAGCACCTCGCGCATGGCGGCAGAACACACCAACAGCCAGATCAAGAACCACGGCGTGCCGGCTGGCGTGTGGGTCGCACCGAAGGATTCGGAGATCACCGCGCAGGATCAGAGCACCATCCGCCGCGTCCTCGCCTCACTCCGCGGACCGCGCAACGCGGGCAAGACGCCCGTCCTCCCGGGCGGCCTGGAGTGGAAGTCCCTCGGACTGACCGAAGCCGACGCGCAGTATCTTGCCGCGCGCAAGATCTCGCGCATGTCCATTGCCGCAGCCTTTGGCATTCCACTCTCACTCCTCGGAGACGACGAGAAGGCGGGCGTCTATCGCAGCATTCGCGACGCCGAGGAGGTCTTCTGGCGTCGCCTCTCCTCCGAGCTCGCCTGGGTCGCCTCGACCTTTGACTCGTGGCTGACGCCTGAGTTTGACCCGAGCGGCAACAAGTTGACGGTTCGGTTCGACCTCTCGGGGATTGAGGCACTCCGCCCAACGCTGCAAGAGGAGACGGCCCTGTGGCAGTCCCTGCTTGACCGTGGTGTCGTCACGCCGAACGAGGCGCGCGCACACTTCGGCGTTGGCACCCCGACCGACTGGGGCAACACGCCAATCCTGACGCTGCAAGTGCAGCCGCAAGCGGTTGAGGGCGCAGCGCCAACGATCGCCGAGCCAATCCCCGTCAACGTTCCCGCCGAAGATCCAGCGGCGCAGCCGGTGGCGTCCACCGTTGAACTGCCAAAGGACATCTACAAACACCCCGCGGTCAAGGCGTACCTCGCGGGCGAGCCGCTCGACCTTGTCGCACTCTTCGGCGCTGAGCCGGATGAGGCGACACGGACGACGCTCGAGGTCGGCATCCGCCGCCGCTACAACGCCGAACAGATCGCCGCGGGCGTCCCCACTGAGGGATTCTCCGGCCTTGAAGGAGTGACCCGATGAACGGTCTCAAGTTCACAACGCTCGACGATGGATCTCTTGAGATCGAAGGCGTCGGCATCCCGTTCGGTGGACCGATCGACGGGAAGGATCTTCACGGTCAGTACTTCAGCGCGAAGACCGACTTCGCCTGGGACCTGATCACCGACGGTCAGCGCCCGCTGCTCTATCAGCACGGTCTTGACAGCACCCTGAAGACCAACGTCATTGGACGCTGGTCGGTCAAGAAGATTGACGATGCGGGTGTCTGGGTTCGCGCGCAGCTTGACGCTCGCAGCGCCTACCTCAACGAGATCAAGGATCTCCTCGGCGCCGATGCGCTCGGGCTCTCCTCCGCGACCATGGGGCACCTCGTAAAGGTCTCCGCCAAGACGGGCGAGATCCTGCGCTGGCCCGTCGTGGAACTAAGCCTCACCCCAAATCCTGCCAACCCTGCTGCGTACGTCGTGAAGACCGCCGAAGAGATTGAGGCGATCGAGTACGTCTCCGCCAAGCTTGCCATTCTCGGTGAGCCTGAGCCGGACGAGGTACCAGCGCCAGAGAGCGAGCCAACCCCTGAAGAGGTTCCCGCCGCAAAGGACACGACGGTCGTCGTCGCAGCCGATGCGGAGATGGGCGAGTCAGAGGACGAAGACTATGACAACGACGATTGGGAGACGTGGGGCGATGTTGCAAAGCACGCCGCCTCGTGCCTGATTGAAGTCCTTGAGATGACCGACGTGGTCGTCGGCGACGAGACGATGAAGGCGGCACTGGATGCCGTCGTCACGCCACTCCTCGCATTCATCACGGCGTGCGAGCAGTACGCCACCGCGGGCACGCCGCTTCCGAGCTCGGTAGAAGATGCCGAACTTATGGAGCAGGTCGAGTACGCGCCAACCCCTGCAACCGATCCAGCAGTTCCCGAAGTGCAACCTGCCGCCAGCCTCGCGATTCTCGCGGGAACGGATGCGGAGAGCGTCAAGGCTGACCTGGCACGGCTCAAGGAGCAGATCCGCGCAATCGCGCGAGAGGCTGCCCACCAAACACTCAAGGGTCGCTGACCCTTGAATCAATCAAGGAGCAACAACATGGCAGAGAACTTCCTCTCCGCTGATGCTGTGAAGGACATCGTCAAGGACGCCGTGTCGGAGGCCGTCAAGGCCGTCAACACCGTCGCCGACGAGGATCGACCAGCAGCAGTCAAGAGCGTGTCCGTCATCAAGCGCGCCTACGGCCTTCCAAAGGTCGGGGTCGCAATGAAGGCAGTCACCCGCGGCAGCGACCGCGACGCATCGTTCGAGAAGGACTTCTCGCAGGCCGCTTCTGAAGTCTTCGGCTTCGGCAACGACCGCGAGGGCAGCCGCTCAATCGTCTGGCCAAAGACCATGGATGAAGCCATCCAGGTACTTGACGCCATGGGCGAGGGCAAGCATGCCGACCTAGTCGCCAGCGCAAAGGCAATGGCTGAAGGTTCAGCCGGAACCGGTGGCGCACTCGTTCCACCTCAGTACCTCCAGGAGGCCTTCGCCTACGCCCTGACTCCAGGGATCGTGGTGCGAAACCTTCCAGGCGTCACCGTCATGCCAGTCAAGACCGGCACGACCGTGTACCTGCCACGAGAGGACGCCCGCGCCGGTGGCGCTTCGGCTGCTGAAGCCGCAAGCCTTTCTGCTCAGGACGTGACCTTCGCGCAGCAGAGCATCACCCTGAAGAAGCAGTACGGATACCGCTCATTCTCGAACGAGCTTCTTGCCGATGCTGATCCAGCATGGAATCAGTTCATCACCAAGACGCTTCTTCGCGACGTGGCGCTGTTCCAGGACGCTCAGTATCTTGAGGGCGCCGGCACCAGCTCCTTCATCACGGGCTTCTCGACGTACGGTTCGACGACCACTGGGCCAACCCCAGGTACGGCCGGCGGAACGAACGGCGGCACCATTGTGCTCGACAACATTCTTGACGCGATTTACAATCTTCGCGCCGTGAACGTTGAGCCACAGCAGGGTTCAGGATTCTTCATCATGCACCCACGCACGCTCAACACGCTGACCAAGATCAAGGACACGACGGGCAACTACATTGTCTCGTCGTTCCAGGGCGTGAACACCCCGATGTACTTCGGCGGGCAGCTCCCAGGGTCGAACGGCCCGAAGGCGATGCTCCTCGGCGTACCGGTCTACCTCACGAGCCAGATCGGAATCGCAAACACGGTTGGAACGTCCACGGACTGCTCCAACGTCTACGTGGGCGATGCCAGCAAGGTCATCATCCTGGAGCGCCAGGGCATTGAGCTAGCGTTCAGTGACCAGGTCGGCTTCTCAAATGATCAGTCGGCTTGGCGCGCAATCGCCCGTTCGGCTGTTGCAGTGACCCAGCCAACCGCACTTGAAGTGATCAAGGGCGTCCGCGCCTAAGACCTTCCCGCCTAAGAGTTAGGCACGCGCCCCTCGGGTCTTCGGACTCGGGGGGCGCACCAACCCCACCACCCCCAAATCCTGCGAGGTCCTATGGCAACTGCATCC